TTGTCCAATGGGTGGATTACCTCTATGTGTGTGAGTAAATGCAGCAGGGAATATAATTAATCTACCCTGCTCTGCTTTGATTCTTTTATTAATATACAAAAATTCAGTTTCACCTCCTTCTTCTATCGTATTTAAATATAATTGGATTACTAATTTTCTAGCAGAAACCTGAAGACCAGTATTTTCATAATGCCAATTATGAAATCCACCAGCGATTGGAATTTTTTTTGCTTTCGTATCGTAAATTAAAAGTTTCTCTTGACCAAGCACACTAAATTTTTTAAGATACTCACCTACAAAATCTTTTATTTTTGGTAAAAACTCCATTGATAAATTATCACCAGATAAAATATTATAACTGACATCATTATTAAAATTTATGGAGAAATGATCTGTATTATGATATGCTCTATCCTCTTTTGTTATGACTCCATTTGATATATAATGTTCTACTAAATTAATGTACTCTTCACACTCATCAGATGTGAATGAATTATCGTAAACTGATATGAAATCATGTATCATAATTTTACACTCCAAGGATTTACACAAAGAGATACTCTTTCCCCCATATATGGTTCGACACAATGATTTAATTTAGGTGAAAAAATAACCATTCTATTGGACTTTGGTGTTACGATGTCATCTTCAACATGTAACTTACCACCCTTTAATTTATCTACTTTTACATAGTATACCACAGAACACAATGGAAATCTAGTTTGTCCTGTATTTGCTTTCATTTGCTCATCTTGGTCAATATGCCAATCTTTTGGTCTTGTATTATTTTGTGACCAAAATTCATAACCTATGCAACTAGTCAAATCAAAAAAATTTCCTGCTACATTAATCATCTGTATACAAAAATCTCGAAAAACATGATCCTCCTCAAGAGAATACCATTTTTCATAAAAGTTTATCTCGTTTGTATTTTTTTTATTTGATTCTAAAATGTCAAGACAATCAGTTTCAAACGTAGAGTTACCTACGACATCATCAATAATAATTAACATAAAAAAATTAAAAAATACCCCCTACTACTACACCACCATCAGCACCTGATAATGTTTTATTACCACTACTATTATTTTGAATAGAACTAGATCCAAAAATTATACCAAATCCATTACTACCTGGTGAACCTCCTCCACCTCTGTTTGGACTTCCTGCAGTTCCACTACCTGCAGCATCGACTCTATCTCCTCCGTTTCCACCAGATCCTGCTTGTCCTCCTCCTTCTCCATGTGCACCACCACCGCCACCATTACCACCAGCATCAAAAGAACCATCACCACCAGGTTGTCCTTTTTGAGCAGATGGAGAATTACCTCCTACAGTACCATATCCACCAGTATTTTGAGGACCACCATCACCACCAGGAATGCCAGCACCACCGCCACCGCCACCACCAGACCTACCAAAGTCTCTAGGGTTTTTATTAGGATCAGACCAAGAACCTGCTCCTCCTCCACCGCCACCATATCCACATCTTATAGTTCCACTATTATTAATTTGTGCTGGATACTCAATACCTAATCCACTTGTACCTGTAAAGGCTTTACCTGGTGTACCACTATTGGTCGCTCCTTGTCTTCCATTACCACCAGCACCCTGAATTCTACCTGAAGATCCAATATCAATCTGAAGAGATGTTCCCGATGGCCAGTTTCCAGTCCTCAATGCAACTTTATTTTTATCAGAATCTGATCCAGCTTTTACACCACCTATTTGTTTATTAACATGAATGAATACTTTTTTACCACCTTGCCAATTAGATGAACTTAAATTATATCCAGATACGCTACCAGTTGGTCTATCTCTATACCCTCCCACAACCTTTACTCTATCTGATTGATTATTGTATCTCCAAGTTGCTGCCAATGTATTTGCACCATTATCTTGTCGATTCAAAACATTACTGGCTTCACCACCTGAACTACCAGTATCATCATAATAATCAACAACCATATTCAATTTTTTACCATAAAATTGACTAAATTTTATTTCTCCAGATGCGGGAATACCAGTATCCAATGGGAGATTTGATAATTGTCCCATACTTTTATTCTTAAATTCTGAATCAGTAGATCTATATCGACCTAAACTTCTACCATTATCGGGTTGTCCAAACTCTGATTCTATTTCAGAAAATGCTAATTGTGACCCTGAATTTTTAATAGTCATAATTAATGGAGATTTTCCCAGTTTGAAACATTATATGAACCAGTACCAACATATACTTGTAACTTGTTTGCAGTTGTGTTGTAAATAATTGCACCTGATACAACACCCTGTAAAGCAGCTCTTTGTGTTGAATCTATTGTCGGTGGTAACATATAATTTCTATTTTGATTTCCACTTGTTTGTCCAACCCCTGCGTTTTTAAAGTCAACAGCACAAGTAGCTTGAGTAGAACCTATCGCTATAGATTTATTACTTACAATTGAACCACTTACATATAAACCATTGCCAAATGTTTCATCAGTTTTTATACCAACATTACCACTATCACTCACAGTTAATCTTTTATCTGCATCTTGATTGACAACAAGTTTGAAGTTACCCATTGTAGTTCCGATACCGACAGAACTAGCAGATAATTCTCCAAATTCATAGTAACTTGTAGTATCTAAATTTAATCTCTTAAATGTTGATACACCTGTCGTTGCATTAACATTTCCAGTCAAATCTCCTGTAACTTGACCAATAACATTTAAGGCAGCATTTCCAGTTACATCTAAATCTCCACCTAATACAACATTACCACTGACAGTCGCTTGCCCGATAACGTGAAGAGAGGTGCTAGGATTTGTAATTCCAATACCTAATGAGCCACCGATACCAGTAAGAGTCATTAATCTAGAACTGTTAATACCCTTATGCCAATGGAAATCTCCATCAACTGCACCAGCATTATTTGCACTTAAATGATAATTAAAATTACCTGTACCATAATTTAATATATCAAGTGCCTGTGCAGAACTGTATGGAGCACCAGCTGATACCTTACCATATCTAAATTCTGAATTATTTGTATCTGCATTTCCTGTTTCACGACCAATTGTTAATCCAGCAGTTCCAGTTTCACTTGTTATCTGTACCTCTACATCGCCAGATTTTCTGACATGAACATCATTTACTGGTGCTTGAGTTGTTCCTACACCAAGTTTAGTTGCAAAGACAGTTGATGATGCACCAACATATGATGCATTAAGATTTCCTGTTAATGTTGTTATACCTGTTACTGATAAATTATCATCAATAGTGGTTTGACCATTTGCTGAATCAAGTATTAATGACCCTGTTTCTGTATTAATTTCATTCGTTCCTGATAATCCTAATTGAATTTTTTGTGCTATTACAGCGTGACTTGGAACTGTTAGTTGCCCTGAGACTGTTAATGCATCATCGATTGTTGTTGTACCACCTTGAGAGTCAATTATAAGATTACCAGTTGAAGTATCTATTTCATTAGTGCCTGTAACACCTATTTGTATATTTTTTGCACTAGCACCACCATTACCATCAATAAGTCCTGTAAAAGTAGAAACACCAGATACACTTAAATTATCAATATTTGCGTGTCCATCTACATCTATATCTGCATTTAAATCAATTGCACCTGCAAATGTAGTAACACCAGACACACTCATATTATCAATATTTGTGTGACCATCAAAATCAGAGTCACCGTTTATATCTAGATTTGTGAATGTGGATATGCCTGATGCAGCATTTACATTACCAACTGTATCTCCAGTAATTCTTCCTGTGACATCACCAGTTAAGTTACCGATTAAACTTGTTGCAGTCAAAATACCAGTCATATTGATATTTCCAACTGAACTTATACCTACACCTTTTTCACCAGCATCAACATTATTACCAACTTGGAAAGTGGTACGGGGATCTTCGGTCCCAACACCTACATTGCCTCCTGTGTTGTATATACTTGTGAATCCTAATCCAACATCTTTATCTTCCCACTGTGATGTTGGCATACCCTGTAGATTTCTAGCATCACCAAAGTACGTTAATATACCTGCACCTTGTGCTGTAACTATTCCACTAAAAACACTAAGTCCTGCACCAGTAATCTGATTTGGTACAAATGTTGTTACTGTTAATACTCCAATTTGTGCAGTAGTCGTACTGGTGAATCCAGTAACAATCACATTACCTCTGACATCAAGAGACTCATTTGGTATAGTGGTCCCGATACCCACCAGACCAGT